GCCTTGCTGCCAGCATGAACTGAACCGGCAGATGAAGAACGATGTGCTTTCGCCGATCATGAATTATGGACTTTTGAAAGAACGTATGGCGGCGCTTGTGACAGATGGATTACGTGCGGAGTATCTAAAGAGGGAGGGATACGACGTGCAGGTTCTGGAATTTATTGACATGGAACATACACCGAAAAATATTCTGCTTCGTGCGGTGAAAACAGGTCGTCGGGCAGACAATGAAGAGAGCATCCGCGCATGCGAGACATTTCTTCGCGTGACACCGACACTGGGGAGACTGCTAGACGAAAAAGGGGAGCTTTAAATGAAATGGAAAAATCGCGTGATCCACGCAGGGGTACTGGTTCTGGTATTTCTTGCTGCGGTGGTCATATTTGGCTATGTGACAAATAAAAAGAACAGTAACATGACGACAGATATGGGGGCAGCAACACGTCCCCAGATTGCGTTTTCTTATAACGGTTATTCGCTCAATGACCTGCCCGGATATAAGAATGAGATGGATTTGACAGGCGTACGTGATTCCATCACACCGGTCAGCAATGGCCAGCTTCAGGTCACCATTAAAGCTTATGAAAATGTGATCGACAGCCTGGACTATACGGTTTATTCGATCGATGGCAAAGAAAAGCTGTTGGAACAAAAGGTGAAGAAGCCAGGAGAGAATGCAACGCTGGAAGTAGGAAATGTCGATGGTGAAAATATTTTGTCTGAGGAGCGTATGCTTCAGATCACGCTGCATATGGACAATCACGACATGTATTATTATACGAGAATCGTGGACGGAGCCAAGTTAAATGCGGCGCCAAGCCTGGATTATGTACAAAGTTTCCATGAAAATGCACTGGCGAAAGCGGAAGGTGTTGGAATTGGAACGGCGATTGAGCCCAGTGATGAAGGAGACAACACGACATTACAGCATGTGACGATCCACTCAGATTACACGCATGTAACATGGGGAGATCTGGCCCCGAAGGTTGATGGAAGTGAGCGTTGGACGATTAAAGAGTTGAACAGCACATATATGGCAGTGGAGCTGGAATATCGTGTGAACTGTACTGGTGAGGAAAATGAGCAAGACGAATACCAGGTGCGGGAATATTTCCGTGTGCGTTACATTTCCGGAAGTCAGAAGACATATCTGTTAGATTATGACCGGACGATGGACCAGATATTTGATGCGACGAAGAAGGTGTTGAATGAAAAAGGTGTACTTCTTGGCATCACAGACAAGAATCCGGTCTACATGGTAAATAAAAACGGAACCGTTGTGTCATTTGTGCAGGCGGGAGAACTATGGAATTATAATCGTGACCGAGATGAAGTTTCTCTTGTGTTCAGCTTTGCAGATGCGGAGAATACGGATATCCGGAATATGCTGATGCAGCATGATATTAAGATTTTAAATGTAGACGAAAAGGGAAATACAACATTTGCCGTATGCGGATACATGAACCGGGGCAGCCATGAAGGTGAGACTGGATCAGCAGTCTACTATTATAATATTGAACAGAATTCTGTTGAGGAAAAATTATTCGTATCCAGTGACAAGGCTTATGACCGTGCCCAGGAAGAAGTGGGCGGACTGGTCTACTATAATGTAGAAAATGGCTGTCTGTATACGATTGCAGATGACGTACTCTACAAAATGGATATGAATAAAGGTACGAAAAAGGAGCTTGCGACAGGACTGAATGAAGATCAGTATGTTGCAAGCGAAGATGGACATCTGGTAGCTTATGAGAAAGAAGATCCTTCGAAGTCCAAGTCTGTGACAGTTATGAATCTGGAGACTGATCAAGAATATGAAGTGACTTGCAAAGATGGCGAGTGTATCAAACCACTTGGCTTCATGGATGGTGATTTTGTCTACGGTGTTGCAAAAACGGAAGAAGTCGGAACAACACTGTCAGGAGCCCAGGTCATTCCGATGTATAAAGTGGAGATTACAAGTAGTAAAGATAAGGTGATCAAAACTTATGAACAGTCAGGAATCTATATGTTAAGTGCTACATTTGAGGATAATATGATCACCCTTGACCGTGCGGTAAAAGACGGCGATACTTACACCGGAACAGCACAGGATTATATTACAAGCAGCGAAGAGGCGAAAGAAAGCAATATTTATGTGCAGACATATAAAACAGATCTGAAAGAGACACAGGTTCGCCTGACGTATGATGATGGCATTTCTGACAAGGAGCCGAAGCTATTAAAACCGAAACAGGTGGTACTTGAAAATGTTCCACAGGTCAGTCTGGACCGCAAAAAAGAAACAGACGCATTTTATGTGTATGGTCATGGAAGGCTTCAGGGAACTTATAATACTGCAGGAAAAGCGATTCAGAAAGCCAATGACTGTGGCGGAGTCGTGATTGATGCTGATCAGAATTACATCTGGGAGCGTGGAAACCGTGATCTGAAATATTCGATTGACACGGAAGATGCAGATACAGAACAGCTCAGACAGGCACTCGCAGGTGGAAAATCTGCGGTCGATGCAATTGCAGAAGTTTATGGAAGCGTGATGGATTTAAGTGGCTGTACGATAGACGAACTGCTTTACAATGTTAATCAGGGACGACCGTTAATTGCCGTCTTAGATGCGCAAACAACGTTGATGATTGTTGGTTATAGTGACGGAATAGTCAGCTGTGAAGATATCGGAAGCGGTGCACGCAGCAATCATGCACAAAGTGACTTTGCAAATGTCAGTGTATATCTGGCAGCAAAATAGAAGTGAAATATATATCAGCTGGGAGTCAATCTCCCAGCTGATATAGCTTCCGGCAGGGCGCACATTGTCCGGTGGACAATGGTTTTGCGCCGACCGAAACGGAGTGTAGACTTGCAGAGGTGCGCAGTAGAAGTATGTCATGCAATTGCATGACGCGCACCTCGCAGCAAGAATGCCGAGGTAATCTTGAATTTACTGTGCAAATAATGTCTTTGCGTATTTCTTTAATGCAAAGTAAAGTACCATTCCGAGTACTGCACAGGAAATGATCTCGCCAATACCAACCGTGCACATCATAAATGGAATTGGAAGTGCAACTCCGTATCCGTAACGCAGAACGAACGGAACAATCAAGATGTTTGCAACAATCGGTGGAATCGGGGCAAGGTAAGGACTCTTCTCGCGAAGTTTCCATGTAAAGAAAGCTCCGATCAATGTTGCAATACTTCCAAAGATAATGTCAGGGAGTATTGCACCGCCGAGGATATTACCTATCAGGCAGCCGATAAATAATCCTGGAATTGCTGCTGGTGTGAATACCGGAAGAATGGTCAGGGCTTCTGAAATACGAACCTGTACCTCTCCGAATGAAAATGGTGCGAATACATAAGTGAGCACCACATAGATAGCTGCAATCATAGCAGCCTGTGTCATGAAACTGATGTTTTTGTTCTTCATTTTTAATTCTCCTTTAGTTTTGTTTTACGAGTGGAAGGTCACGAACACTCGATTCATTTTACGCCGGGAATCGGCGAAACCCCTATAAGACCTTGTTTTTTCAGGGTTTTACATCGGGTGATAGTATAGCATGGAAGATAGAAAAAATCAAGGAAAGTACCAAAAAAGTACAAAATGGGAAAAGAGATGGCAGCAAGCAGAGGAGATTGAAGCGTTTAAACACAAGTTTAAAATTGAGTATAGCAAAGCAATAAATGCAATAGTTCTATAGCTGCCACCAGCCTTTTGGCCTGGTGGCATTTGGGGCTAGGAACTAATTCATATTTAAATATTTTTCTTTTCTTTCTAATTCGTTATATAAGCGTTGTCGTTGTACTTGCAAGTAATTAGTTATGAAGTTAAAGCATTCGAATATACGATCTGCATCAACAATGAATGTTTTATTGTAAATTTTGATTTTAAATTTTATATCAGCGATTGTGCATTCTTTTCCATTTACGATTTGTTTGCCGAGTAAAGAAGTTTTATCAAATACGGATACCCCGAAATTTTCTTTTTTAACAAGTTGCTCACCCGTATTTGTAATAATTATACAAGACTCTATAGTAAGCCCATTGTAATGTGCATAACGAAGAATGCATTCTTCCATTTCATTAATACCAGTAATCATTGCTGTATGCATATCTTCCATTGTTTTATGATTGCTTTCACATAGCAAATATGCTTCTCTTACATGTAAGTGTTTGGAAAATAATTTTGCTGCTTTAATGGTCATTGGTTTTTGCCCTACAACAATATTGCTAATATATTGTTGTGTATATCCAGTTAAGGAAGATAATTCGTTTTGTGTCATGTTAGAATTATTTAGGCATTCTTTTAAACGGATTCCACATTCTTTGTTTAATTCTGATTTTATCATAGTTTATCCCACCTGTTTTTACTATTTTATTTAAACAAAATAAAGTTTAATAGCTGTTTGAAAATATTATAACTTTAGTTTAAAATTAAGTCAAGAATGATTAATAAATAATGATAAACGAAAGGGAAGACATGATGAAAAACAGAACGAGCACAGCAGCAATTGGAGAATCTAGATTAATGGACACGGAGGAGTTAAGAGCATATACCAATCTTGGACGGAATAACGCAATGAAACTTGGTGAAGAGATTGGGGCAAAAGTTCAAATCGGACGCCGGGTATTGTGGGATCGTGTAAAGATAGATCAGTATTTCAATTCATTAACAGGAGTAAAATAATGCAGAATCAAAACAGAAATAACCGAGTGCACACAGAGGGACAGTCCGGCAAGACTGATTTCTTAATTGAGGGACTGCTGCCAGTTGGTAAAGAAAATGCAGTCACTACGCAGGAGCTTGTGAAAATGACTGGGTGTGGGTCAGCAAGAGAGCTTCAGCAGCGGATAGCCTATGAGCGGGAACACGGCGCAATTATTTGTTCCGGATCCGGCCGAGGTTATTGGAGACCGAAAGACAGGAAAGAGATACAGGAATTTGTACATACAATGAATGCCAGGGCGTTGAATACCCTAAAGGCGGTCAAGAGTGCAAAAAGAGCCTTGAAAGTACCGGAGGGGCAGCAGTCAATGAAAGGAGAAAGCATAAATGGCAAATAGAAGAATGTTTTCAAGAGATATTGTTTGCTCAGACCATTTTCTCGATATGCCGTCTTCTGCTCAAGCGTTGTATTTTCAATATGGATTAGAGGCTGATGATGACGGGTTTGTGAGTGCACCAAAGAAAATTATCCGCTTAACAAATGCTTCGGAAGACGATTTGAAAATTTTGATTGCAAAAGGTTTTATTATTCCATTTGATAGTGGAGTTGTTGTTATACGTGACTGGAAAATAAACAATTATTTGAGAAAAGATCGTTATACACCCACGCGATTTAAAGCAGAATTGGAACAGTTAGATACGGTTGATGACCGCTATCAATTGCACATGACTTCAAATGGTATACCAATCAGCAACCACATGGTAGGCATTACGGATACCCAGGTTAGGTTAGGTAAGGATAGTATAGGTAAGGATAGTATAAATAATAAGGGGGGAAAATCGTCCCGATTTATCCCGCCCACTGTGGAAGAAGTACGAGAATATTGTCTTGAACGTGGAAATAATGTTGATGCTCAATGTTTTGTTGATTTCTATTCTTCAAAAGGGTGGTATGTTGGTAAGTCGAAAATGAAAGATTGGAAAGCATCTGTAAGAACATGGGAAAAAAGAAGACAGGTAGATAGTAATAACCTGCAAGCAGATAGAAATGAACTGGGGGAATGGTTGAATGCTTAGAGAGGAAGCGGCAAGATTATTGATGATGATACAGGGAGCATATCCAAACTATAAACCATTGGATAAAAGTGTTGCAGTTAATACATGGCATTTAGCTTTATCTGATATTTCGTTTGATTTGGCACAACAGGCGTTTATCACCTATTTGCGTTCAGATACGAGCGGTTTTGCACCGGCACCGGGACAATTAATAGCACGAGTACAGGAATTGAGTATACCAAAGCAAATGAATGAGCTTGAGGCGTGGACGCTTGTAGAAAATGCAGTTCGGAATAGCGCATATAATTCAGAGGCTGCATTTTCAAAATTACCGCCATTGATTCAAAAAGCAGTTGGCTCTCCGGGACAACTTAGAGCGTGGGCAACTGATGAGGATTATAACAGCCAAGTGGCTTCATCTAACTTTATGAGGGCATATCGAAGCGAGGCAGCGCAGCAAACAGAGTATGATAGGTTGCCGGACGATTTAAAAAATAGAATTGCTCAAGTCAATGCAAGTTCGTACTCAGCTCAAATCCAGCATAAAAATCAAGAGGCAATAAAGATTGCATTAAATCAAGAACCTGCCAAAATTGAAGCAAATAGAGAGGTTACAAGTATATCAGAACAAAGTGATAGTAAATTGCAAGAATTGAAAACAGAGTTGCGATCAAAAAAGTGAATAAATATATACCTTGCAGCAGAGGACGCCTCACGACAGCAAGGTGACCTCTGCATTTATTTTAGTATTCATGGAGAAAGAAACAATGGTGATAACAAACGAACAGCTTGTAGCAAGGATCCAGGCCGGAGAAGAGACTGTTGCCAATATGCTGCAATTATGGCAGCAGACAAAGGCCTTTGTGGCAAAGCTGGCCAAGAAGTATAAAGGCTATGCGGAGTTTGATGATCTGATGCAGGAGGGGTATTTAGGACTGAATGAAGCAGTCAATCATTATGATGTAAGCCAGCATATCCCGTTTATCAATTATGCAGCATACTGGATAAAACAGCGCATGCAGCGTTTTACTGAGCGCAACAGCACGGTCCGGTTGCCCTCTGACATGTATCATTCTGTAATGAAGTATCGGCGGATTGTCGGAGAGTATATGAAAATGTATAACCGTGACCCCTCTGATTATGAATTACGAGGACTTTTAGACGTAAGCTGGGAAGAACTTACACGCATACAGGAAAATGCAAAGAGAGGGCAAACAAGAAGCCTCAGCGAAGTGATAGGCGAAGAAAGTGAAGACTTCACACTTGAGGATACGCTGGCATCAAATCAAGACCTGGAGGAAGACGTGATCCGGTTGTGTGATTTACAGGCAATGCAGAAAAACATGAGGGAGACAATTGATAATTTACCGGAGGGACAGGCGCAGGTGATACGTTGGAGATACTACGACCGCCTCACTCTGCGGGAGATTGGAGAGAAGCTTGGTTGCTCTGAGTCAAAGATAAGAGAGACGGAGAGAAAGGCAATGAGGAAACTCAGGGCGCCACATACAAGCAGGAAGTACCAAGCATATCATGAACAATATCTAACACCGTACCCGATTTATCATATTGGTGTTGAAAGCTTCCAGCGTACCGGATTCAGTGAGGTGGAACGTGCTGTTTTAGGTTGGGGAGATTGATGAAAATTAATGTGAAATGAGAATGAACACCAGACGAACCCGAGAGATCCACAGCGGGATCACGGAAAACTTGATGAAATTTAATATCTGAATGAGCATCGTGTGTTTTTCTTCACAGTGACAGTGTGAAGGTCATTCTTGTATGCACCGGGGAGGAGATGCCCGTGAAGTGAGAGGAAAGTGAGAAGACTCAACGCAAAATTGCGTTCGCCGAGTGTGGTGAAGCAAGAGAGAACCAAGAGAAATTACGAACGAACAAAGGCTGAACAACGGGGGAACTACGGGAGGTGAGTGAAGTGAAGGAAAGGCAGAGAAGATTTGCTGATGAATATTTGATAGATTTAAACGCAGAAGCGGCAGCAGTCCGCGCCGGGTATTCTCCGAGGTACGCAAGAGGAAACGCATATAAACTGGTTGCAAGAAGTGGCATCAAGGAATATATAGCGAAACGAATGGCTGAGAAAGAGTCGGAGCTGATAGCAGATCAGGACGAAGTATTGAGATACTTAACTGCAGTAATGCGTGGAAAATCCACAGCAGAGGAGATTGTAGTTGAAGGCACAGGTGATGGTTGCAGTGAAGCGAGGACAATGGAAAAAGCCCCGTCAGAAAAAGAAAAATTGAAAGCTGCAGAGCTTCTGGGCAAGAGATATGCGTTATTCACAGATAAGGTTGAAACAGATGTGGATATGGATTTGAATATTACAATTGATTACGGAGAATAATGAGTTGAAATAGAGAGCACGCCCCGTATTAGGGTTACCTTAGCCGTCCAGTGCAGATTTACACACGAGACTATAGGTTTCCTCAAAATTGAGGAGGGTTTCACTATTTCAGATAGCCCTGTTAAAAAGCCGGCAATGAAATACTGAGCCGGATTTTTGGTCGAGCGGATAATATTGGACTGCTGCCACTGTGAAAATCTGATTGCTTAGAGAATGGCAGTATGTTATATTGTGAGTAGAGCAATCGTGTTACAGGGTGGCTGGCCTCTATTCTACATAGAATGGGGGTGGTGCTGATGGACAATAATCATTTTGATTTCAACGACCTTATGGCGTTTGGTATGTTCATTCTCGCATTGCTGACATTCGTATTTACGTTTATCAGATAATGTTTTAAGGCATAGAAAAACCACCCCGGAACTTTGGCGAGCGAAGGAGTGGTGATTCTATAAATTCCAATTTACTTCGAGGTCAACCCACCTTGTGGGCGGTTGCTCTTTTTGTATCTTAAATATAGCATATCCGGCAGCAGGATGCAAGAGGGCGTTGAAATGGTTACTCTTTTGGACAAAACTGTCCGAAACTACCGAAATGGTACTTGAGCAGAACCAATGCGCCGGATCTGTATTATTCTTCAGATTTCTTCCCAATTTGGGAAAAAGTGCGATTATTCTTCAGAGTCACGCTCCATTGTTTCGTTAA